GCTGCTGCCTGACGGTCGCAATGGAAAACACCAGCACTCAGGCCGTCAACTTCGCTAACTCGAACCTGACGGTTGAGAGAATCGCGTGAAAGGAGAATGGACATGAGCAAGAAAGCAATGTATGATCTGCGTAATATGCTGTGCGACGAACTCGACGAGCTGGCACGTAAGGGTGAGCTTGGCGCGGGCGATCTCGAAATTGCGCACAAGCTGACGGACACCATCAAAAACATCGATAAAATTGAGATGTTGGAGGACGACGGCTATTCCCGCGATGAAGACTATTCTCGCCGCTATTCCCGCGACGGAGACTGGCAGTCGGGTATGCGCGGCGCTTATGACCGCGATATGCCCAATGCAAGACGCGGCACGCATTATGTGCGCGGCCACTATTCCCGTGATGGCGGCATCAACAACATGAAACGCCAATTGCAGGAAATGCTGGACAACGCCGACGACGAAAGCATCCGCAGAGCCATCCAGCGTTGCATGGACACGATTGAGGGCTAAAGGGGGTGCGCCCCTATGGTCGACGAGAATGAGGTCAAGCGCTGGATAGCCCGCCTTGAAACAGAGGAATCCAGTTGGACAAACTATGAGCGCCTTGCCGTGCTGTATGCCATCCGTGACCAGCAAAGCGGCAGCAGAGAGAGGGCTTTGCCAATGGCATACTCCGCAGCGCCCGCGCCGGTTAGCGTCGAAACATACGGCGACAGCGATTTTCTGCGCGCAGTGGCAGATGTTCCACCGGACAAGGCATGGGAGATCATGGACGAGCTGATGGACAGCTTGAAAATTGTAAACGAGCGCGTCTATAATAGCGTCATGCGCAAACTGGTAACGTGATAGTAATTTGTTAGCAACCGTAAAGGAATTGCACAGAACGGCATCGGGTTTAACCAAAATATGTTTCAATTATGCCGAACTATTCCGCGCTATTGCTACAATATTCCGGCAATTTAGCTTTCGCACTTAATTGACGTGCATGGGGTCATAGGTTCGAGTCCTGTACCGCGCACCATAAAAAGCCTTGAAACGCAACGGTTTCAGGGCTTTTTCTTTTTGCCATTTTCTTGGCTTGTTAGTAACGCGTCAGTAACGGCGGACACCAATGTTTCGGCGTCAATATGTGTATAGATGTTTGCCGTGGTGGAATAATCGGCGTGACCGAGTATTTTTTGCAGCATTTCTGGGGCCAGCCCTTCCTTGACGGCGCGGGACGTGTAAGTATGGCGCGTGGCGTGCGGCGTCTTTTTGGCTATATCGAGACGGTCGAGCAGCGGGTAAAAATCGCGCTTGCGGAAATTCTCAATAACCTTCTGGCCGCTGTAACCAGAGATCAGCAGCTCGCCTGTTGCGCGCGCAGCGAAATGCTCAAAATATTGCCGACCTTCCGGGCGGATGGGAATGATACGGTTGCGGCCTGCGTCTGTCTTTTCTCCGCCGACCACATAAGTCTTGTGATAATCAGCGATAGGAAGGTTAAATAACTCGCCGATGCGCATACCGGTTGACAACAGCATCAGGACGATCTTCGCCGCGTCGCTGCCGTCCTTTTCGAGTTTCTGGATATCTTCCTCGGTGAAGATATCCTTTTCTTTTTTTATATTTTCCGGCAGGCGGACAAACCTTGCAAAATTTGCCGTGCAGATTTCCTCCCGCACAGCCCAGTTCGACATTTGGGTAATAAGCTGCTTATATTTGCTGACGGTGGAATGGCTTTTGCTCATGTACGGGTCAATCGCGGCTTGGAAGTCAGCGGCGCGCAGATCACGGAATTTACGGTCGTGCAGCGGGGCAAATACCTTGTACGCGCCGTCATACGATTGGATGCCCTGCTTGCCGATCTCTTTGTAGTGCTCGGCCTTCCACGCCTCAAACACCTCGGCAAAGGTCATATTGTATCGCTCCGTCAGGGGCTTGCCGTTCAGCCGTTCCAATGCGTCCAGTGCGTCTGTTTTGCGCTCGTAGTATCCAATGACCACCCTGTTTTTCGCGGCGACCCACGGGCGCGCACGGCGGCCTGAGAGCTTATACACCGTGCCGGTTCCGTTGGCGCGCTTGAGCGCTTTGCGCTTTTCGGCGACCTGCTTTTTGCCGCACATAGGACAAAACAGCGCGCCATCCGGCAGCGCTGCTTTACATTTGATGCAATTTGCCATGTCAGCCCCTCCAAAATCCGTAATCGGCGCAATGCAGATCGATATACAAGCACCATACAGCCAGCAACACCACCATAATAAACAGAATTAAGATTACGCCGTTGCGGATACGAACACCGCGCCGCATGATCTCGATCGTGTCTGCTTTTGCGTCAACGTGGCGTTCCAGCTCATCGTTTCGCGCCTGCAAGGTTTCTTCGGTCGGCGTCAAGTGTTCGGAAATTCCGAATATTTCATCAAGGGATATGCCGAGTACCTTGCAAATGGGCGCGACGGTGTAAACGGACGGGGCTTTCGACAGCTTTGAGAAAAAGTTCTGGACGGTGGACAGCGGCACGCCGGAAGCGTCGGAAATGTCCTGGTAAGTCAGTTTCAGTTCTTCTTTACGGATTCTACACAGCTCTTGAATGTTCATTTACATCACCTTAACTTTTCCGGTTTCTGCCCGTTTGGGGTGCCAAAAGTGGGTCTGTCGAACGCGGTCGAATGCCGTCGTGTTGCAAGGTCTTGGTATTGAAGTGGTAAGGTAAAGCGCGATATGGTCAAAACAAGCAGCGGCGACCGCTCCCCGCTGGCTGCAAAAAGGCCCCGCCGTTTGTTGCAGAGGGCGGCGGGGCCTTTAGTTGGAGATCTTGATGCATACACCGTCTTGTGCGACAATCGACATACAGCCCCGTTGCAAAAATACTTGGAGGGACATAATTATGGACGAACAAACGAGAAAAGCGGCAGAACTTTTTGTCAACCTGACGCCAGAGCAAAAAAATGCTATTCTTGCGATGGTTGATAACCTTCTATCACAGCAAGCACCGCACTCTTCTGCTGCGGAGACAACCGGCTAAACTTGGCAATAAGCTGCGCAAGCTGCACATCCTCGCCCTCAATCTTCGAATCGGGGGCTTCCTTTTTCCCCTTGTCCTCGACCAGTTTCCGCACAGCATCGATATCCTCTAAGCATTTGGCGGTTTCTTCTGGCGTTCTCCCTTCGTGCAAAAGAATGTCTTCTGGCGTGGTTTTAAGCAGAATACAAATAACGGCAGCTTCTTGTGGAGAGGGGAGATTGCTATTCCGCTTCCATTCGCTAACCCATTTTGTTGTTCTGGTTGTCCCCATCTTTTTATTTAGTTCTTCGCAAAATATCGTGTTGTTTCTATATATTTTTTTAATCAAAGATACTGCTTTTTCATAATTAATAAAAACGACGTCCCTTTTTGCCACAGTTATTACCTCTAAAAGATTAATTCAAAAAATCAACATAGTCGGTAAACTTCCACATGCAGTCATAAAGCGTGAAAAGCTTTCCGTCTGTTCCGATAGCCTTTATTGTTGATATTAAAAATGACCGACCAACAACAGAAAAATTGAATTCTGCAAATTTTCCATGTTTCCAACAATGAACGCAAGCTTTGGAAAGTTCACCGTTAACAGAATAATAAAGTTCCCCAATATAGTTTTCTTCGTCAAACGACTTAATACCATCTCTTACGGTACTGAAAAATGCAATTAGAGGGTATTGGGGGCGCTTTTTGGCTTTTGTTCGTGGGGCATAAATTAAATAACTTCTTGGTAAATCATCTGCATGAAGAACAGAGCCAAAATCAAAGCAGATTGACTTAAAATTTATTTGATAATCAGATGGAATTATTTTTTCAATTACGTCATCTTTTTCTAAATCATGCAACGTGCTAAGATGGTAATTAATTTCATTTATCGCAAGGCTTAATGTTCTTTTGTTGTTTAAGTTGTACGCTGCCCACGCCTTATTCTCGCCAATATACGAGCAGTTGCAAATTTGATATGGCAAAAAGGGGAAATAAGTCATTCCCTCTTCAATGACTTGGTTCATTTTTAGCCAATCGTTTTTAGATAGCACCTCTTTCTCACAACGAGAATTCACTAAAATTGCTATTTTTGAAGGAGGCGTGGGTTTAACTTCTTTTGGTTCAACATATTTAGCAAGCGAATCGTTTGGCTCCGGTTCTTCCGCATAATATTCTTCATAGCTTCCACTCCAAGAAAGCCCAAAGCGACCTAAAAAATTATCTAAAACTCCCATAGCCTAAGCATTTTTTCAAAACCGCCAATTAAAGGCGGTTATTTTTGTGCATACCATCAACGAATTTTCTTCGTTGATGGTATTGACTAACGAAAAAAGTTCGTCTATAATAGCCTTACAGAACTTAATTAAGGCAAAAAAACCAAGCCCCCAACGGATTTCCCGTTTTTGCGGACTTATAACCGATATTTTGTTGGCTGACACTTACATAATAGCGGCGTTGGTTGCGTTTGTCAATATAAAGTTCTGAACTTTATAAGGAGGGGAGAACGCTTGGAATTAAAGGCAATCCGAGAGAACGCCGGTTTGCGTCAGGAAGACGTAGCAAAGAAACTCCGTGTAAGGATTTCCGCTGTGTCGAACTGGGAACGCGGCGTGAATGGCATCGCAAGCAAGTACATTAGACCGTTGACCAGATTGTACGGCGTGACTGAAACGGAGATCAGATCGGCATCAGAAGCCGTACAGGCTGCAAGAGTAGAAAAGGCAATGAGGCCCAACGAAGAGAACTAACATACAACAGGAGGTTAAAGATGATTTTCGCAGCATGGAAAAGCGGCTGCCGCATTTCCGCTGACGCGCAGAAGGTCGCTGACGAAATCTTGGCAATCGGCAACTCCGCAACGACCGCTCAAATCCTCGACAAGGCGAGGGACGAGCAGACGGAATTGCATAAGTGCTTTGATTGGGACGATGCAGAAGCCGCCGAGAAGTGGCGTTTGCAGCAGGCGCGGCACATTGTTTGTAACCTGGTTATCAAGGAGAAGAGTGATACACCCCGCCCCGAGGTGCGCGTGTTCTTCAAGACGGACGCGGATAACGGCTATAAGCCGACAGTCCTTATCATGCAGGACAAGGACGAATATCGGAAACTGCTTGACCGCGCTCTTGCAGAGCTGACCAGTTTCCGGGCGAAGTACAAAACACTGGTGGAGCTTGACGGCGTATTTGACGCCATTGACAAGGTAGCCGGATAAATTCGCAGTGGTAAGCAGAAACAGGGGCGCGTAGCTCCGTAGCAAAATAAAGCAAGGAACAGGACATTAAACATCTGTATATGACAGTATAAAACATTACACTACACGCTTCTGTTTCTGCTTACCGCAGACAAAACACCGCGTATTAGGACAAAACACCACTACACACTAAAGGATATCGCAAATCAACATCGTGCGCTTGCTGTGGCTTATGGCCTTAAAATACACAACTGCTAAACGCCATATGACAACGCAGCAGAACAAATTACAGAACATTATATACTGCATAAGCACCTCCACCATAAGTCACAGCAAGCGCACGAACAAAACGAAGGAGGAATATACCGTGAAAAAGGAACGCATCATTGAAATTCAGCCGGTGAAAATCGAATCGGCAACCATCTGTATCGAGGGGGACGGCGATCTTGTTTTAAACAAGATGAACGCCCGCACCATCCGAGAATTGACCCGCGCCCGCGAGAGCAAAAAGACCACGAAAGAAATCCCCAACAACTGGGAGGACATCATTACCGCCATGCACTGGCTGAACGGCTATCCGGTCGAGGACACTTACCGCGACATGAACGCAGAGGTTTTGCATGATATGCTGACGAACAACGCTCCGTGCATTACGGGCTTCGGGCTAAAAAAGTCCTTTTGTCAAGCGGTTGTTCGAAACGAGATTGACACTTACTCGACGAAGTTTGACAACGCCATGAATGTGACAAACGCACTTATTCCAATCAAGTTTGCGGAACACAACGTTGACCAGAAGCTCATGTCCCCGAAGCGCGGCGCGCCCGTCCTTGTTTACATCAACCGCTTTTCCGGATGGAGTGCGGAAATCCCAATTACATACACCGAGAATGTTTACTCTCTCGACCAGATCGTGAACATCATCAATATGGCCGGCTTTGGACTTGGCATCGGTTCTGGGCGTTCCAGCGGATACGGCAGATACCACGTTGTCGGCATCAAATAAAAAATGCCCCGCCCAATGTTGCAGCATCGAGCGGGGCGGGTGGGACAAATCTCACCACAAGATATTGTGTCCGTGCTTATTGTAGCACGGAAGAAAGGAAAAGGCAATGATAAAAACAATGGACCTGAACGAGTGCGCGGCATACTTACGCGCACACGGGCTGAGCATTTCGAACGAATCGCTGGCAGACGGCCTTGAGCAGCGGGTTTACCCCTTCGGCGTGTGCATCCGCGGCGGCAAGCGCAGAATCTTCCAAATCTATACTCGCCTCGTGGACGAGTGGATTGCGGAACGCGAGGTGGAGGCATGATCGACACGCTGTTTTTCGGCTGCATCGCTGCTGCGGTAATTGCGCTCAACGGCTGCGACTTTACGACGGGGCTTGCCGTCATCGGCGCGTGCGCGGTGTGCAAGGTGCTGTATGAGCTGCTGCCGTATATCGACAGGGGGTGCAGGAAGTGAAATGCGAGCTGTACCATGACAACTTCCAGAATTTTAAGAAATACGGAATCCCAAAGGCGCAGCTTGTGATCGCGGACATTCCCTACAATATCGGCGCTGACGCTTACGGGAGCAACCCGACGTGGTACATCGGCGGTGACAACAAAAACGGCGAGAGTAAAAAAGCAAAGAGCAGCTTTTTCAACTCCGACGGCTATTTCAAAATCGCCGAGTATATGCACTTCTGTAACCGGCTTTTGAAGAAAGAACCGAAGGAGAAAGGGCAAGCCCCGGCAATGCTTGTTTTCTGCGCGTTTGACCAGATGCAGACCGTTATGGAGTATGGCAAGCAGTACGGATTCAAAAACAGCTACCCGATGTTTTTTTGCAAAAACTATTCCGCGCAGGTGCTTAAAGCCAATATGCGAGTAGTAGGGGCGACGGAGTTTGCGGTAGTGCTTTACCGTGACAAGCTTCCAAAATTTAACAACGGGCGCGAGATCGGCGAAGATGGGAAACCGATTCGCGGCACGGGAAAGATGGTTTTTGATTGGCAGAAGTGGGAGCGCGACGGGAAGGACATTCCCAAGATCCACCCCACGCAGAAGCCGGTGAATGTGCTGAAAAGGCTGATTGAAGTTTTTACCGACCCCGGCGACGTTGTAATTGGCCCATGCGCGGGAAGCGCGGCCACCCTTCGCGCGGCGTATGAACTTGGGCGAAATGCTTACGGTTTTGAAATCGACAGGAATTTTTACAAGGCGGCGCAAGAAGAAATGCTTGCTCCACTGTTTGAAAAGCCCGCACAAATCACGGTGGAAGAGGTGACACCGTGAGACGGCACGACAAGCGCACGAGAGAGCAGCGCAAGGCGGACGAATCGGCGCTGATTGCGGCGGCGTGTTTGGGCGCGACGATTCTCTTGATCGTGATCTCAATCCTCGCCACCAGCGCGCAGGCGGTCGATGAGGAACCGGAAGGAGCACCCATCGTAGAGGAGTATGACCCCGCGTGGGACATTCCCGCGACTGAAAGCGCGGTGTGCAACGACGTTTTTCTTGGCGAGTTTACACTCACGGCCTATTGCCCCGGACGTTGCTGCTGCGGCAAGTGGGCAAGCGGCTACACCGCGACCGGCACGCTGGCGGCCGAGGGACGCACAATCGCGGTCGACCCGGAGGTGATCCCTTACGGCACGCGCGTCCTGCTGATCTGGCCGAACGGCACTCAGCGCAGCTACATCGCTGAGGACTGCGGCGGCGGCGTGAACGGGAACCACATCGACGTGTTTTTCAACGACCATCAGGCAGCGCGCGTCTTTGGCGTGCAGAGCGCGATGGTTTACATGGAGGTGGAGGAATGATCTACCGCTGCACGTGCTGCCACCTCATTTTTGACGAGCCGGACGTTATGCGTCGGCGCGAAAATCTTGACGGCGAGCGCGGCTATGCCCTCGTGACGGAAAAGTTCTGCCCGGACTGCGGCGCAGAGGAAATGTATTTTGAAGAATTGGAGGAGACCGAAGATGGATAACTCCCTGATGAAAGTGACTCAACTCCCCGTGATCGAGGAGCATTTGAGGAGCCGGAAGGAGCAGACGGAGCAGCGCGTCGCAGAGGCAATGAGCCTTGTCTGCACCGACGAGACCTTAACCAGCGTGAAGAACATTCGCGCCGAAATGAACCGCGAGTTTGCCGATGCCGAGACCCAGCGCAAGGCCATTAAAGCCGCAATCATGGAGAAGTACGACAGCTTCGAATCCGTCTACCGTGAGTGCATCGCCGACCCGTACAAGCGCGCCGACGCAGACCTGAAAGCCAAGATCGACGCAACGGAAAGCGAGATCAAGAGCCGCTGCGAGGAAATGCTGCTGGGCTATTTTCAGGAGCTGTGCGCGGTCAACGAGGTCGACTTCCTTTCGTTCGGGCAGACCGGCGTTAAGGTCGATATGGCGAGCGCCAGAGCCAAGACGCCGAAGAAGCTCATGGAGCAGATCAAGCTAAAGGTGGACGGCGTGGCGCAGGATATGAAAACCATCGGCACGATGGGCGAGAACGCGCCGGAGATCATGGTGGAGTACAAAAAGAACCTCGACCTCTCGCTTGCGATCTCCGTTGTCAACGAGCGTCACCGCCTCGCCGAGGAGGAGCGCGAGGCCGTGAAACGCCGCACGGAAATGGAGGAGGCCCGTGCTGCCGGAGCACCCGTCCGCGAGGATCCCGGCGCAGCGGCCCCGCAGGTCGTCCCGAAGCGCGTGGAGCAGGCGGCGGTCGAACGCCTCACGGTGTCGTTCCGCGTGACCGATACGCGCGAGCGCCTACGCCTTTTGAAGCAATTCCTTGTCAGCAATGGCTATCAGTACGAATGATTGTTTGAGGAGGACATTACGATGAACGAAATGCAGACCTACAACAGCACCGAAGTTGTGAGCGCCAAGAGCGTGAACACCGAAATGATGATCTCCCGTCAGGCACAGGAAGTGCAGGCGGCAATGGTCGTCGCCAAGCGTTTCCCTCGTGACGAGATCGAAGCGAACAACCGCATTCTCAACGCCTGCAAGCGCAAGAGCTTTGCCGAGCGCGCGATCTATGAATACCCGCGCGGCGGCGAAAATGTGACCGGCCCATCGATCCGTCTCGCCGAGGTCATGGCGCAGAACTGGGGCAACCTCGACTTCGGAATTGCCGAGCTGGAGCAGAAGAACGGCGAGAGTACCGTCATGGCCTACTGCTGGGATTTGGAGACCAACACCCGCCAGACGAAGATCTTCACCGTGCCGCATATCCGCTACACCAAGAAAGGTAGCGTTGCCCTCACCGACCCGCGCGACATTTATGAAATGATCGCCAATCAGGGCGCGCGCCGTATGCGCGCGTGCATTCTCGGCATTATCCCCGGTGACGTGGTGGATGCTGCTCTTGCGGCGTGTACCAAGACAATGATGGGAAAGAGCGATGAACCCATGATTGACCGCGTGCGCAAGATGGGGCAGGCGTTCAAGGACGACTTCGGCGTACCGATGGAGTGCCTTGAAAAGTACATCGGCTGCAAGTCCGAAGCGTTCACGGCGCAGAGCATCGTGCGCCTGCGTAATGTGTATACCTCACTGAAAGAGGGACGCGCGAGCCGTGAGCAGTATTTTGATCTCCCGACCGTCGAAGTGGACGAGACCACAGGCGAGGCCAAGGACGATCTGACATTTCCCGCTGATGCCATCGGTACGCTGGACGACGGAAAGACCGTCACCCCCAAGCAGGTGAGTATGAATGATCTGTAAGGTCAAGGTCATTTCGACCGGCTCCAAGGGGAACGCCGTACTGCTGAATGATGAAATCCTCATTGACTGCGGCATTCCCTTTCGGGAACTCGAACCGTACTGCAAGGGATTGAAGCTCGTCCTGCTGACGCACATTCACGGAGACCACTTCAATCCCGAGACCATCAAGCGCCTGCACTTCCTGCGCCCTGCGCTGCGCTGGTGCGTCCCTCCGTGGCTTATGGAACCGATGGAACGCATCGGCGTGGACCGCCGCGTGACCGATGAGGCTATGCAGCGTCACGATCTGTTCTACCTTTTATCCGAAAGCACTTCCGCTTATGTATGGTACAACTCAATTCCGCATGATGTTCCAAACTGTGCGTGGCATATTCAGTTTGCAGACGGCGAGAAATCGGACGGGTTCGACAACGTCTTCTATGCGACGGACTGCGCGTCGCTGAATGGGGTATCTGCGTTGGCCTATGACCTTTATCTGATCGAAGCCAACTACGGCGAAGAGGAGATACAGGAGCGCATGAAGCGCAAGCTGGAAGCGGGAGAATTCAGCTATGAGAGCCGCGCAATGGAGAGCCATCTATCCCGCGAGCAGGCGCACGCATGGATCGCCCAAAACGCCGCCATCGGCAAGAGCCACGTGCTCTATCTGCACCAACACCAAAGCGAGGAGGAATTGAAATGAGCATGAATCGAATCTGCCTGATGGGACGCATCGGTCGTGACTTGGAGCTGAAAAAAACGAACAGCGGCGTATCCGTTGTGTCGTTCCCTCTTGCCGTTGACCGCAACGGCAAGGAGGGCGGCACAGACTGGATCGACATTGTAGCGTGGCGCGGAACGGCAGAAGTGCTCTGCAACTACGCCGGACGCGGGCGGTTGATCGGCGTCGAGGGGCGCTTGCAGATGCGCGACTGGACGGACATGAACGGCAACAAGCGCAGGAGCTACGAGGTGCAGGCTGACAGCGTGTATTTCGCAGACAACAGGCGCCCGGAGGGTAACGATACTGCCGCACCGCAATACGCCACAGAGAGCGCCGTAGGCGGCTTTGCAGAGATCGGCGAGGACGACGGCAAGCTGCCGTTTTAAGGCGGTGACGGCATGGCGGAGAGCAAGGAATATGTCAAGCTCTGGCTGAGCTACGAGGACTATTTCCGCGAGTATGACGACGAGTCGATCGGGGCTATCGTCCGGGCGATGCTCGCTTACCGGAAAAACGGAGAACAGCCGAAGTTTGAAGGCCCCGAAAGGTTTATTTGGCCCGCAATTCAGCGGGATATTGACGAGTCCATAAAGGCGCAGGAAGCCGCCTCCAATGTTTACCGAGAGAACGGCAAAAAGGGCGGCAGACCGCCGAAAACAAGCGGTTTTTTGGAAACCAAGGAAAACCAAAAAAACCAAAGCGGTTTTTTAGAAACCAAAAAAAGCCAAGGACAAGGACAAGGACAAGGACAAGGACAAGGACAAGGACAAGGACAAGGACAAGGTGTTATTTCGCGCGCGAAGCGCTTCACGCCCCCCACACTCGCAGAGGTTCAGTCCTATGTGGCTGAACGCCAATCGCCCGTAGACCCACAGGGGTTCATCGACTTTTACGAGTCAAAAGGGTGGTTGGTCGGCAAGACCCCCATGAAAGACTGGAAAGCGGCTTGCAGAAATGCGGAGAAGTGGGAACGATGGGCCAATAAAGCACCGCAGATACGGCCGGGCGGCGATGTATTCGCTGAGATGCTGGAGGAGGAAAAGAACCGTGGAAAGATCTGACGTAATTAGCCTTTTAGGGCGGCTAAAACAGGCTTATCCGCAGGCTTACGCCAAGATGACCCGCGCAGAAGCCGAAGAGCTGGTTTCCCTCTGGTCGGACATGCTGGGCAGTGAAGACCCTGCCGAGGCGATGGACGCAGTGAATGCGATGATTGCCGAGGATGCGAAGGGATTCCCCCCGAAAGTCGGCCAAGTGCTGGCAAAAATCAGGGGCGCAGTTTCCCCGCGCGTCTCGGTAGCGTGGATGAAGCCATACATCGAGAAGATAGCCGAACAGGAGGCATTTATGCCGAGCGTTTCGCGTTATGCGAGGGAACACGGGATGACGTGGGACGCGGCTGCTGCCGAAATGGAGGGAAGCAATGGGCATTGATATTTCGCAGCTTGGCAAGGACGCTCAAGCCCAGGTCATGGCAAAGATGGCCGTGCGCGAGGTGCAGAAGCGGGAAAAGCGCAGTAAGTACAGGAGTAAATTTACCCCGCGCGTCATGCCAAACGGAAAAGTGCATAAATTCAAGAGCGCCAAAGAGGCGAGGCGTTATGACGAGTTGGCTTTGATGGAGAGACGAGGGCTTATCCGCAATTTGCAGATAGAACGAGCGTTTACGCTGCAAGAGCCTTACATTCAGTCGGATGGAGCGCACGTTAAGTCAGAGCGATATTTTGCGGATTTTGTCTATGAGCGGCCAACCAAGCCTGACTGCAATGGGCAAGTTTACTGGATACAAGAGGTTGAAGACGTCAAAGGGAAACGGACGCAAATGTATCTAAGAAAGAAAAACGAGATGTTGGCGAAGTACGGCATTACGATCCGCGAGGTGTGAGATGACAGCATTTGAGCATTGCCACAGCTGCAAGCCGCCTGTGAGGCATCCGGGCTGTCACAGCGAGTGCCCGCACTATCAGGTGGATATCGCCAAGTACAACGCGGCGAGGGATGAAGAGCAGCGGGAAGCGCAGGAGAAAGACGATTACTTGAGCGCGCGCCATTTCAAGACGCGGCGCTATCAACGGCTGAAATGAGGGAGCAAGAAAAGATGTTGACAGAAAAAGAGTTGGGCGAACGGCTCAAAAATATTCGCAAAATGCGAAATATCAGCCAGTTTCGGATGGCCGATATGATGGGCACAGAACAGTCAACCATTGCCAAATTCGAAAAGGGCGCGAGCTATCCGAAGGTGTCGACGCTATATAGATACGCCGAATGCGTTGGCTTGACGTTGAGCGATATTCTGGCGGAATCCCCACCGGCGAAAAAAGGCATGCTGTCGCCGGAAGAGATCGGCGAGAACATCAAGAAATGGAGTGCGCTGCGGGGCATGAGTATCAAGGGGCTTGCAGAAAAGGCGGGATTATCGCGCAGTAGCATCTTAAACCTCAGAGAGGGACGATGCATCAGCTACATGCCGACGTATCAGTACATTGCCGAAGCACTGGGCGTGACCGTCGGGACGCTGCTCGGAGAGGTGCAGGAAAATGAGTGAGAACACGAACCACGTGCCGTTTAAGACGGTCGTATATCCGCAGCTCAAGAAAGCCTTGCAGTCATCGGGCATGACACCGCCGGAGTTGAGCAAGAAGATCGGCGTCTCCCCGCTCTGCGTGTGGCGATGGACAACGGGGAAGAACGAATTCAGCATCGGCGTTATCAAGGCAATCCTTGCTGCGACGGGGCTGACATTTGAAGAGGCTTTCGGGGAGGTACACACATGAGCAAAATCGTGAGACCGAAAACGCCGTTTGAGTTCTGCGCTTATCCAGTGCTCAAGGAGGCGCTGGAAAAGACGAACTATAACCAAACAGAACTTGCACAATCCCTCGGTACGTCGCAGTTTACGGTGTCGGCGTGGGTGCGCGGCGACCGCGATACAACGGTGCGGCTGCTGCTCGCGCTGGAGGATTTGACTGGAATGACGTTTCGGGAGCTGTTCGGGGAATGCGAGGGGAGACGATGAAGGTTTTAGTTGCCTGCGAGGAATCGCAGGAAGTATGTAAGGCGTTCCGCGCATTGGGGCATGAGGCATATTCCTGCGACATTCAGGACCCGTCCGGCGGGCATCCTGAGTGGCATATCCTTGGCGATGCGCTTAAGGCCATAGAGGGGGGGCAAGTGACCACAATGGACGGACAGGTGCATGATGTGGGGCGATGGGATATGATTATCGCTTTCCCTCCGTGTACCAAAACGAGCAATGCCGGGGCAAGACATTTGTATAAAGGCGGCAGGTTAAATCTTCGCCGCTACTATGAAGGGCTTTGCGGCAAAGCGTTGTTTTTGGCAATATGGGCAGCCGACTGTGACAAGGTTATAATTGAAAATCCGACACCAAGTAAAGTGTTTGAGTATCCAGAACCAACCCAAGCCATACAGCCCTATCAATACGGACACCCGTTCAGCAAAAAAACCTTGCTGTGGGAGCGTGGTGTACAGCCGTTGAAACCGACCAATATTGTTGAGCCGACAGCAACATGGTGTCCGAGCGGCAGCTATAGTCATAAGCATGGGGAACAGCATAAAGGTATGTTTACCACGGATAGGGCCAAAAACCGCGCAAAGACCTTCCCCGGCATCGCTAAAGCTATGGCGGAGCAATGGGGAGGAGACATTAGGGAATGCGAGGGACACCATGGAAGGGTATAGCAATCAGCCGATTCCGAAGGAGGCGGCGAAACAGCTTTTAGCCCTTGATTTGCAGGACAAGGAAATATTGAGCTATGAGAAGATCGATCAATGGTACACCGCGTGGAACGGAAAGTGCTATGTGTCATTTTCAGGCGGAAAGGATAGCACGGTGCTGGCATACTTGGCGGCGCGTTACCTGTCGAGTTTCAGGGCGCCGCCGTGGGAGCTGAATCTGGTGTTCGTGAACACTGGGCTGGAGTACCCGGAGATACAGAAGTTCGTCAATGAGTACGCCGACTGGCTGCGGAGGGAGTTCCCCCGCGTGGCCGTCAACCTTCACCGTCTACGACCGAAGCTCAACATCCGGCAGGTGTTGACAAGGTACGGCTATCCCGTCATCGGCAAAAAGCAGGCGCGTTTTATCCGCGATCTGCAAAACGCGCACGGGCAAAACGATGCAACGGTCAATCTGTATCTGACCGGCTACAACCGGCAGGGCGTGTACTGCTCGACGATGAAACTGGCGGACAAGTGGCATTATCTCAAGGATGCGCCGTTCCATATTAGCGAGCAGTGCTGCGACGTGATGAAAAAAGCACCCGCCAAGCGATACGAAGCTACGAGCGGATGTGTGCCGTTTACCGCGATGATGGCGAGCGAGAGCCAGCAGCGCGAAAAAGAGTGGAAGCGCACGGGCTGCAACGCCTTCGATGGAAAGCGCCCCATGAGCAAGCCTATGAGCTTCTGGACAGATCAGGACGTGCTTGCGTTCCTGAAAGACGAAAACATCCCGTATTGCAGCGTATACGGCGACATCGTGGCGAGCGACGGCGAGAATGATTATCCGTCGACGCTCATCGAAAAGCCGCTGCACTGCACGGGCTGCCAACGCACGGGGTGCATGTTCTGTGCGTTCGGCGCTCATCTTGAAAAGGGAGAGACCCGCTTCGAGCGCATGAAGCGCACGCACCCAAAGCACTACGACTTTTGCATCGGCGGCGGAGAGTTTGACCCCGCGGACGGGATGTGGAAGCCAAACGAAAAGGGCCTCGGCTATGGTCGAGTGCTGGATTTTATCGGAGTGAGGTATTGAGCATGTACATTGGCGAACCATTTAGCTGGAAGCCTGCCGCATTTGAGGGCAGCAACGGCATTATGAGCGTTACCACGAAAGAGATGACTGCGCACGGGCGCGTCGTCTACATCAACGAGGCGCGCCGCTACTTTACGGCGGAGGCCGATTTCAACGGGAAGAAGCTCAGAGAGAGCTTTAAATTTTAACAAAAATCAGGAGGAATTTCATCATGAACAACAATCAGGACTACATCGTTCGCTGCGACCGCGCAGGCGTGTTTTTCGGCAAGATCAAGGAGCGCAACGGCTCCGAGGTCACCATGACCGAGGTGCGTAAACTGTGGAGCTGGGAAGGTGCATTCGCTGTGGAACAGCTGGCGCAGGACGGCACAAAAGCACCGGGCAACTGCCGTTTTACCGTGACGGTCACAGAAATGACCGTGATGGGAGCAATCCAGATCATCCCGTGCACGGATGATGCATCGGTATCGCTTCGCGGCGTAAAGGAGTGGAAGAGATGACGCTTGATGATAAGGTCAAGGCATTCCTGTCAGTAACCTCCGGCTCCGGCTACGGCTCCGGCGACGGCTCCGGCTCCGGCGACGGCTCCGGCTCCGGCTACGGCTACGGCTCCGGCGACGGCTACGGCATTAAAAACTTCAATGGGGAAGCTGTCTATAAAATCGACGGTGTCAATACGCTGATTCGTTCCGTGCGCGGCAACACCGCGCACGGGGCAATCCTGAACGGTGATTTGACGCTCACGCCGTGCTACATCGTCAAGCAAGACAATGTTTTTGCACACGGGGAAACGCTGCGCGAAGCAATGGAGGCACTGCGAGACAAGCTTTTCGAGGATATGCCGGAAGATGAACGCATTGACACGTTTCTGCGCGAAACAGACCGCGAGAAAGCATATCCGACACAGTATTTTTATGACTGGCATCACCGCCTGACTGGCTCGTGCGACATGGGGCGAAAGCAGTTTGCCCGCGATCACGGTGTTGACCTTGAGCACGGCATGATGACGCTGACGGAGTTTTTGGAGTTGACAAAAGACGCTTACGGTGGCGATGTGATCCGAAAAGTGATTAGTAAGATGCAGGAGGTGGAGTGATGGAACGACTGACGAAGCGCGACAACGATGGACAGGCAATGATGGATTGCGAGAAGTGTAAAGCGGATTGGACAGGTAAGCATGGTAAGCCGATGGATGACTGCACCGCGCTGTACTGCCGCAATCGCCTCAAGGATCGCCTCGCCGCCTACGAGGACAGAGAGTGTGCGCCGGAGGAAGTTCTACCGAAGGACAAGGCAGACGAGATCGCGTTGAAGCTCATGCGCCTTGCTGATTTGGAAAGCCTTTGCAGCTATACCCGCCTGCGCGAGCTGGCCGAGGCCGACAAGGACGGGCGTCTGGTGGTGCTGCCGTGCAAGGTGGGCGATACGGTGTATTTTGCTTTGCTTGGAAGAATCATTGAGAAGCAAGTATTTAGCATCGTTTCATTTTCAAATTCCACAAGAATTTACTGTGGCGGAACCAGCGAATATTTCAGGCCAGAGGATATAGGAAAAACCTTCTTCCTTACCCGCGAGGAGGCGGAGAAAGCATTGGAGGCGATGAAGAAATGAGTAAGGTTGTTATGTTGAGCATCCGCCCGAAGTGGTGCGAGAAGATTATCAGCGGTGAGAAAACCGTTGAGGTGCGAAAGACCCGTCCGAAGTTGGAAACGCCGTTTAAGTGCTATATCTACTGCACCAGCGGTAGACCTGACCTGAACATTCCTATTTCACCGGAACGTCTGATGCAGGACTACTTAGATACGGGGTCGATGAAATCACTGAACTGCCCACTTGGAAATGGTAAGGTAATCGGCGAGTTTGTGTGCGACCGGATATTTCCCATCAATGTTTTCGACAATGGTGGCATTCAGAACTGGTTTTTCGAGCACATGGAGCGATCTTGTCTTACATACGAGGAGCTTGCTGACTACATCGGCAACGGGAGAACCGGCTATGGCTGGCACATCTCCGACCTAAAAATCTACGATACGCCGAAGAAACTGAGCGAGTTCAAGGGTCTATGTAAAGTCGAGTCGGATTGCTGTGCCTGTCCTTATTACAACTACAGCAAAATGGACTGTGACGGCCGGACAATCAAGCGCCCGCCTCAGAGCTGGTGCTATGTGGAGGCGACGAAGGATGTATGACCTGAAACCTTGCCCGTTCTGCGGCGGAGAAGCAATACTTGAAACAGTAGATGGCAACAGCCCAGAAGAGTGCTATATATACTGTACGAGGCGGAATTTGGAGGGGATGAAGATGGCTGAATGCATTGAGCGGGAAGCGCTCATTACCAAATTCAAGAAAATGGGGCTTGGAGAACATGGTTTGGTAGAAAGACTATTTGCGGATGGAGTATATGCTGTCATCGCAGCGTTTCCCGCCGCCGACGTTGCGCCGGTGGTGCATGGGCGGTGGGTAGATGGAAAGTGCTCAAACTGCGGCGTGGATATTCCGACAGATGATGCACACGATGCAATCTTTGAGAATGAGTGCCGTTTTTGCTATTACTGCGGGGCCAAGATGGACGGAGGGAATAGTTGATGGTTAAAGTGTTCTGTGATATGTGCGGGCGCGAGATTGACTACGAGGTTGACGGTGTGAATCTGGATTTCAATCACTACGGCGTTGTGAATTTTAAGACACCATTTTCTGCGGAGAAACAACTGTGCCTCTCCTGCGCGGCCAGAGTCCGCAACTTTGTGGAGAACTCTGCAAAAATGGACGGAGGTGACAGCGATGCGGCTGATTGATGGCGACGTGCTATGGGAAAAGCTTGATGACGAGCCGTGGTACGACAACGCAGATAGGGACGAAATTGCTTTGCCCATCGTGGCCGCTGCTCCCACCGTCGATGCTGTGGTCGTGACGCGGTGCAAGGACTGCGCGCACAGCACATTGCCGTCAGAGCTTACCCAGCGATACGGTAAGCCGGGGACGCTGACGTGTCACAACAGGCGCGCGCCATGTAATAGACGCAATGTGGGCAGCACCGATTTTTGCAGCTACGGCGAGCCGAAGGAGGTGTAACGAATGGAATCTTTTGTTGAAGGCGTTGGAATGTTCTTTATAGCGATTGGCGGCATTGCAGCGATTCTTGCAGCGTTATGCTTTTTATGGTGGCTGGTTGAGACTGCATGGATTGCAGCAAGCAACAGATTCCGCGATATCTGCAAGGCGGAAAGCCTGATTTTTGAATATCGACGAGAGCGCAAAGAATATCTGTGGTGGAAAGAGCACGTGAAAGGGAACGTATATGCTGACGATCACGATTAAAGCCAACGTCCCCGCCGCTGACGCGCAGGGCATCAAGGAGCGCATCGCCATGGATATTGAGCGATATGGTGACTGCAAGGTCGTGAGCATCGTGAGCGACCGGGGACGGGAAGAACAGATGAAAATGGAAGGAGCCAAGCTATGAGCATCAACGTAAAGAAGTACACCAAAGACCAGATGGCGAAGATGGTGGAGGAAGCCACCGAAAGGCAGGAAGCGGCGGAAGCCGAGGCGGCGGCACATTTTAAGGCCGGAGTAAAACTGGCCGAGGAAAATGAAAAACTGCGCGGAGAAATCGGCACGCTGACGGAAAAGCTTGACCAGATGAACGGCGAGGCCATCACCCGAGAGAACGAGATCGCAAACCTGAAAGCGGACGCAGATGTGCTGCGAAATAAGCTCGCCGATACTGAGGCGGCGCTTGGGCGGGCGAACGACGATCTTGCTTTTAAGGGGACGGTCATTGATGTAATGCGTGACAAGCGCTACAACGCCGAGCAGCGCGCCAATTACGCAGAATCCCATCCGTGGAGAAACCTGTGGGCGTGGGTGAAGCGGAAGGTGGCGCGCCATGAGTAACGATCCGTTTAAATGGAGTACACCGCCGAGAGGGAGCGCACCTGCCAATAGCCCGTGCATCGAGCATGACAATGTAAGTCACCCCGCGCATTACACGGCGGGAGGGGTCGAGTGCATCGACGCCATTGCGGCCGCATTGACGTGCCAGAAAGACCCGATGCAAGCATGGCTGACGGGACAGGTGCTCAAGTACATGTGGCGCTGGCCGCTGAAAAACGGCAAGGAAGATCTGCGAAAGGCGAGATTCTATCTTGACAGGCTGATCAACAGCGCGGGAGATGATTGAGGTGATGCGATGAGCACGTTTCCTGATCGGCTGCGGAGGTTACGCGAACGCCAGCAATTAAAGCGCTGCGTTCTGTCTGAGCTGTGCGGGCTGAACCGTAACACCATCAAGCGCTATGAGATGGGGACGCAGAAACCGTCAATGGACGCGCTGATAAGCATTGCTGATTATTTCGGCGTGTCGATTGACTACCTGCTTGGCAGGTCGGACTATCCAAAAAGTTTATAAAAATATTTTGCAAAACTCACTTATAAGTGAGTCAGGGTATTGCAATCATGAGAAAATTGAACCGCAGAGGTGTAAAAGCCTTTGCGGTTCTCTCATTTATGGCGTTTACCTCCTGCGCCATAGCGGGGCGCGGTGCTTTTCATCTTTTCACACCGCCCCCCCGCGATTTGCCGCACGCACGATGCAGCCCACGATCAGGGCCGAGAGGTCGCACCTCTCATGCGGCACAGGACCCCGCGCACCTCTCAACGATGTGGCCCAGCGGGGACATACGCAGACGTAGCTCAGTTGGTAAAGCACCGGACTTCGTGAGCCGGTATGTCGTGGGTCCGAGCCCCACCGTCTGTGCCAGTGGCCGGGTAGCGCCCGGACAATGTGAGACCGTTGTCGTCATGGCTCACATGGAAATGACAAAGCTCGCTGAAAACTGCGCTTGTCTTGATGCGTCAAGACCGGTTTGACCTGACGGAATAGGGGCTACGACTTTTCGGAGCGTAGTTGTCGGTAGCGTGTGACAATCTAAGCGAGAAAGACGGCCAATGGAAAGAATAACGCCAAATGTGGGCGGCGTTGTGGCCCTTCGGGGCGGGTAAAGTCTGCTATGTAAGGCCAAGGGGCGGGGGCTGGTAGCAAAAATAATTTGACAACGCTTATCGGCGTATCAAAGCGGTAATAGACTGTGACGGGCGGATGAAATTAGACCGCAGCACGACAGCAATTAACGCAAGGAATGCAATCAGAAGCAAAGCAAATGTAAGCAAATGCAAGCAAACGCATAGCTCAGAGAGAGAAAAGAAAAGCCCCCTTGTTCCCCCTTTCTTCTTCTCCCCCTTGCAACCCCCGTATTATCTTACCCCCTATAATCCCCCAAAAGAAAAGAGAGAGAGCGACATTTTGCGCGCGAGAGCGACGAGGTGATGACATGGCTGCGCGTCTGACAGACCGGCAGAAAAAGAAAATACTGGCGGACTATGTGCAGACGAACAACTATTGCGCCACAGCGAAAATCAACGGAGTGTCCGCAACAACCGTTAAGAACCTTGTGCGGGCGAATGCCGACATTATGGAAAAGTGCGAACAAAAAAAGGAAGAGAACACCGCCGATGTGATGGAATACATGAACGACCACAAAGACCTTGTGTGTTCGTTCATCGGTAAGGGGCTTGAAATGCTCAACGACCCCGAAAAGCTGGCGGCGGCAAATCTCAGCCAGATCACCACGGCAATGGGAACGCTGATCGACAAGTGGGCGATGATCGGCGGCAGTCCTGCCGACACGGTAAAGGAAGACGCGCTCAGTCAGAGCCTAAAGGAAATGGCAAAGGAGCTTGAGAGTGACACATGAATACAGAATTAATGTTTTCTAGTAAAACAGACTTATGGGAAACGCCACAAGATTTGTTTGATAAACTGAATAATGAATTTCAATTTACACTTGATGTGTGTGCAACTCCAGAAAATGCAAAATGCGACAAGTTCTATACGGAGGAACAAGACGGACTGGAACATCCGTGGAAAGGAACCGTGTGGTGCAATCCTCCATATGGGCGCGGCATCGGGCAATGGGTGAGGCGAGCGTTATTTGCATCCGTTAGCGGGGCTACCGTCGTAATGCTACTTCCTGCCAGAACAGATACAAAATGGTTCCACGATTACATATACAAAAGAAACAATGTGGAAATTCGGTTTATTAGAGGACGATTAAAATTCGGCGGAAGTAAAAATTCTGCTCCATTTCCGTCTATGGTAGTTGTATTTATGCCACATGATTAGCCCAAAGCAAGCAAAAATCCTCGCTTTCCCCTATTCCAAGTATGACGCGCTGATCTGTGACGGCGCTGTGCGTTCCGGCAAAACCTCCATCATGATGTGGGCGTTCGTCCACTGGGCGATGGAGAATTTCAGCGGTCAGCGTTTCGGCGTGTGTGGACGCACGGTGGATAGCTGCACCAAGAACATCATCGTGCCGTTTACGGCGATGAGTTTGGCAAAGGAGCGCTATATCATCCGCTGGCGGCGCGGCGACAAGGTTATGGAAGTGCGGCGCGGTGCCGTGACGAATTACTTCGAGGTGTTCGGCGGCAAGGATGAGGCCAGCTATACGCTGATTCAGGGCCGCACGCTGGCGGGTGTGCTGCTGGACGAAGTGGTGCTGATGCCACGCTCGTTCGTGGAACAGGCGCTTGCGCGATGTTCTGTGGACGGCGCGAAGCTGTGGTTTTCATGTAACCCCGGCAGCCCGCATCACTGGTTCTATCAGGAGTGGATTAAGCGACACCGCGAACGGAACACGCTATATCTGCACTTCGAGATGACTGACAACCCAGGTCTGAGCGAGAAAACGCTTGCGCGCTATGAAAACATGTATGCCGGCATTTTCTATGACCGGTATGTGCGCGGATTATGGGTAGCTGCCGAGGGCATTGTTTACAAAGACTTTGCTAACGACACAGAAAAGTATTTGATCGACGATCCGTTGAAATGGGCGGAAGAAAACGATACAAAGTTCTCCGTTATTTCCATTGGCGTTGACTTCGGCGGCACGAAATCCGCGACAAAGTTTCAGGCGACCGGGATTACAAAAGATTATCGAGTGGCCGCGCTGGAAGAGGAATACATCAAGAACGAAGAGATTGACCCTGACGAACTGAATAGGCGCTTTGCTATGTTCTGCCAAATGGTTACGGCAAAGTACGGATACAGCCAGACGCGGGCAGACAGTGCGGAAACGGTGCTAATTCGTGGATTAGATCATACCGCGCAGAAGATGCACCTCGGCACGCAGGTCAAGAACGCAATGAAACTGCAAATTACAGATAGAATCAGGCTCGTGGTGCTGCTGATGAAGCAGGGGCGTTTTAAGGTTTCGCGCAGCTGTCCGCACTTGATTGATGCACTGCAAACTGCAATTTATGATCCTGACAAGTTCGAGGACGAGCGCCTTGACGATGGAACATCTGATATTGACAGCCTTGACGCATTTGAGTACAGCATTGAGCCGTACTACAAGGAATTGGAGCGCGCAGGGCACATGAGGACGGTGAAACAGTGAACATTCGCAGAGCACTTAAAGAATTGGGCTTTGACACGATCAATAGCAAATTCTACGACCTGATCGATGTATGGAAATCATGGTATGACGGCGATGTAAAAGACTTCCACAGTTATACGGTGTGGAATGGCATCGAAGAACTGGAATGCCACAGATATTCCGTCAACATGGGCAAGAAAGTCTGCGAGGACTGGGCGAACCTGCTGATGAACGAGCGCGTGAATATCACGCTTGAGGGCAAGAAGGAGCAGGAATTTGTAGATGCGATTCTTGCCGATAATAACTGGGAAGTCAAATCCAATGAATTGCAGGAGCGGAAATCCGCTGTTGGTACAGTTGCTTATGTTCCAATCATGGAGGATATGAGCGTTGACCCTGATACAGCAGAGATCGCTAACCCCGGAAGAATTCATATCAACTATGTAACCGCTGCAAACATCTACCCGTTGACGTGGGACAATGGCATTATTCGTGAGTGCGCTTTTGCATGGACAAAACGAGTTGATGATACGGAATACATCTACATTCAGGTGCATCGGCTGAACGGTGGCGAATACGACATTGAAAACCACCTGTACGATGCGGAGGAAGTCCCATTAACCAGCGTGAGAGGATTTGAAGCAATTCCCCCTGTTGTCCACACAGGAAGCGCCAAGCCGCAGTTTGTCATTGACCGTCTGAACATTGCGAACTCTGATGAAGATAACCCTATGGGCGTTGCAGTGTTCGCTTCCGCCATCGACCAGCTCAAAAGCGTTGATATTACATACGATAGTTATGTGAATGAGTTCGTGCTGGGGAAAAAGCGCATCGTGGTACAGCCGGAAGCAACCAAGGACATCAACGGTAGGCCGGTCTTTGATAAGCGCGAAACGGTTTACTACGTTCTCCCGGAAGATCGCGCATCTGATGGAAACATTTTGCAACAGGTCGATATGACGCTGCGCACAGCAGAGTTTAACACCGGTATGCAAGATATGCTCAACATATTGTCGAGCAAATGCGGCTTTGGCGAGAATCATTACAAATTCGATCAGACAAGCATTGCCACGGCCACACAGGTCATTAGCGAGAATAGCACCATGTTCCGCACGATTAGGAAGCATGAAATTATCCTCGAGCAAGCGATTACGGTGCTGTGTCGCATTTTGCTTCGCATGGGCAATCGCTATATGGACGCAGGACTTGATGAGGAAGTTGAAATCTCCATTGACTTTGATGACAGCATCATTGAGGACAAGCAAACCGATTTTTCCCGTGATATGCAGCTCTTGCAGGCAGGCATTATGAACGATTGGGAGTTCCGCATGAAGTGGATGAACGAGGACGAAGCGACTGCAAAGGCGGCGTTGCCGAAGATGCAGGACATGACAGCCGAGGAAGAAGATGAGGTGGAGTGATGGGCTTTGGAGAAAATAATGGGACTTTTGGGGTTGTGAAAAATGAGCCGGTATCCATTTACCCCGGAACTACTTGATGCGCTGCCGGAAGAACTGGCGGAACTGTTCCGTGCGCTTGAAATCACGCTGCTGGAAGAAATCTGCTCCCGTTTGAAAGCTGCGGATGAGCTGAACGAGGTAACGGTGCAAGATATTCAAGCGTTGCGGTCGCATGGCATTGACCTTAAAAGCATCGAAGAATCTATTAGCAAAACAGCAGGAATTAGCAAACAAAAGCTAAATAGTTTGCTTAATGACGTTGTAGAGCGTAACCAGAAGTATTACACCGAAGTCATCGACCTTGCGCATGTAACGCAGCCAGAAACGCTTGTAGATGCGGCTACAGTGGATGCAATTAAGCGGCAGACCCATGATACATTCCGCAATTTAACGGCTTCTATGGGTTTCCTTGTGGGCAACACGATGTTAAAGCCCGCTCGCGCTTATCAGTGGGCTTTGGATAACGCAGAGATGCAGATCCAGAGCGGCGCAATCAGCTACAATCAGGCTATTGCAAACGTTGTAAGGCAGCTCGCAGATAGTGGCATTAGAGTTGTAGACTACGAAAGCGGGCATCGTGATTTCATTGATGTAGCGGCGCGCAGGGCCGTGATGACTGGCGTAAATCAAATTTGCGCTAAATATACGGAGCAGTCGGCGCAGTATCTCGAAACTCCGTATTTTGAGGTTTCCGCCCATGCTGGCGCGAGAGATAAGCCTGGGCCGTCACCGTGGTCAAGCCATAAGGACTGGCAAGGCAAGGTATACAGTATTCGCGCAGGGGACATCTACCCGAGCATTTACGATGTGTGCGGTCTTGGGGCTGTTGATGGACTTGAGGGGGCTAACTGTCGGCATCGCCGCAACGTTTGGGTTGAGGGCGTAAGCGAACGCACATACACAGACGAACAGCTTGCCCATATTGATGATGATCTCGGATGCGATTTTGACGGAAAGAAATACACTGCATACGAAGCAACGCAGATGCAGCGGCGCGTTGAGCGCGAGGCACGCAAACTAAAGCGCGAAAAAGCTGCTTACAAGGCCGCAGGATTGCATGAAGATGAGACTGCGGTAAACATAAGGCTGCGGCGGTTAAACGCGAAATACAAAGCGTTCAGCGTGGCGGCAGGACTGCCGGAGCAGCGGGAAAGAATGAAGGTGCTGTATTGAACTGGGAAGAAGTCAAAAAGGCAATCGATGCAATTTTGAAGCGCGGAAACGATGCTGAAATACGCCGAAAAGGCGACGGGTACATCGTTTTAGAGGTCAAGAAAACAATCAAATATTCAACTCCCGCGTAATAGGGCGCGGGAAAGGGCAATAGGAGCCAGCTACCGAGTTTTTCTCGGTGGGTGGCTCTTTTGTTTTAGGTAAAACCCTCAAGGTACAGCGGTTTTTATACAACGTTCGCCCCCGAAGAATTGGGGCCAAGGAAAAGGAGAACGAATAACATGGCGAAATTTACGAGAGCGGAAATCAGGAATATTCTCGGCGAGGCTTGCACCGAAGAGATCGAAAATCGCTTGGTTGCGCTGCATCTGGGCGTGGTTGACCCCCTCAAGGACGATCTCACGAAGTACAAGGCGGACGCGGAGAAGCTGCCCGGTGTCCAGAAGGAATTGGACGACCTCAAGGCGGCGGGTGACGGCGGTTACAAGGAGAAGTACGAGAAAGAACACTCGGCCTTTGAAGCCTTTAAGACCGACATCACGGCAAAGGAAAGCAAGGCGGCAAAGGAAAAGGCCGTGCGTGCTTACTTTAAGAGCAAAAACATCACCGGCGCGAATCTCGACCTTGCTATGCGCGGCTGCGGCGAAGAAATGGCCGCATTGGAGCTGGACGGAGAAAAGATCAAGGACACCAAGTCTCTTGATGCGCTCGTAGACGGCACTTACAAGGGGCTTGTCTCCAAGCAGACCGTTCGCTTCGACACTGGCGCGCGCTTTAACGGCGGCGGGAAACCGATGACAAAGGACGAGATTATGCAAATCAATGACAGAGCGGAGCGGCGCGCTGCAATCGCCGCAAATATGGATTTGTTTAGAAAGGAAGAATAAAAATGGCTGCTGATCCTAATCTCATTAAGAAAGCTGACCTCGCGCGTGTGCGCGAAATTGAATTTACCGAAATGTTCGGCTATTCCATCAAAAAGCTGATGGAGGCCTTGGGTGTGACCCGCAAGATCGCAAAGCAGGCTGGAACTGTGCTCAAGAGCTACAAGGCCACTGGCACGCTGGAGAGCGGCGCTGTTGCTGAGGGTGAGACCATCCCCCTTAGCAAGTACAAGACCGAAGCCGTGAACTACAAGGAGATTACGCTTAAGAAGTGGCGCAAAGCCACCTCTGCCGAAGCAATCACCGATCGCGGCTACGATCAGGCGGTAGAGATGACTACCGACGAAATGCTCAAGGACGTCCAGAAGGGTATCCGAAAAGACTTTTTCGACTTCCTCGCAACCGGCACGGGCACGGCATCTGGTGCGACCTTCCAGGCAACCTTGGCACAGGCATGGGGCCAGCTGCAGGTGCTGTTTGAAGATGACGAGATCGGTGCGGTGTATTTTCTGAACCCGCTGGACGTTGCTGACTACCTCGCAAGCGCAAACATTACCTTGCAGACCGCGTTCGGCATGACTTACGTTGAGAACTTCCTCGGCCTTGGCACCGTGATTCTCAATTCCAGCGTTCCCAAGGGCAAGATTTACGCCACCGCCAAGGACAACATTGCCCTGTACTACATTCCTGTGAACGGCGCTGATCTTGGCGAGGTGTTCGATTTCACCACCGACGCCACCGGCTATATCGGTATCCATGAGGAGCCCGATTACACCAACATGACCGCATCTGACACCGTTATCAACGGCATGGCTCTTTTCGCTGAGCGTATCGACGGCGTGGTGGTCGGCTCTATCACTCCGGCGGTGGGGGGCTAACTGAACTGCTGAATGAGCCTGACCCTGACACCCCGGCTTTCTCCGACATGACAAAAGCTGAAATGCTTGCGTATGCCGATGAAAACGGGGTGGAAGGGGTCAGCAGTTCGATGAAAAAGGCTGAAATTCTCGCAGTTTTGGAAGGAGGGCACTGATGACTTACGCAGACTTTGAATACTACTCCGGCACCTATATGGGCGCTGTGAGTGAAAATGACTTCCCGCGTCTTGTTGTCCGCGCCGGCTCCTTCCTCGATTATTACACGCGCAACAAAGCTAAAGACCACTCCGATCTTGATGCGGTTAAGATGTGCTGCTGTGCGCTGGTTGACAAGTATGCGGTCATCGAGGCGGCGCAGGCGCTTGCCGCGAAAACTCTTGCAAACGCCGCGGCAAATGACGCGGAAGTCAAAAGCGAGACGGTAGGCAGCTATTCCCGCACCCTTGCAACGGGCGGGGAATCCGCCCTGTCTGCACTCAGTGCGACGGACGGTGCGAAGAAACTGCTGGCAGAAACGTGCATGGAATACCTTGCCCATACCGGGCTACTGTATCGCGGAGGTGGTTGTAGATGTACGCTCCCCACACTGTAACGATTTACAACATTGTGCAGGAGATCGACCCGACAACGCTTGATGAGGTCGAGAAAGTTTATACCACAATCCTGCGTGGTGTGATGCTGCAAGCGTCGAAGGGCGTGAACGTGCGCGAAAGTGGCCTTGAAAGTGCGGACGCTGTGAATCTGTATATCCCGTTTACGGTGGAAGCCGTGGATGGTAAGACGGGCGCGGCGAAGACCTATGCAAAGCCGCAAGAGTTTGTTAAAGCTACAGATCGCAGCGGGCTATGGACGCTTTCTTATGACGGGAACGGCGGCGAAACGTTGTTTATCAAGGGTGAGTTTATCTCCGACAATATGACCGTCGTGCAGTATCACGATGACTGCTACAAAGTGACGAAGGTCGACGCGATGGACTACGGAAGCGCCGACATGAGACACTGGGAAGTCGGAGGTGCGTAATGGGAATCAAATTTTCCGTTCATACCGATGGAATGGACGCTGTAAGGACTGCCGTTGCAAAGGCTTGTACGCGCGCTGAGCACGTTTTAGCCGAGCAGATGGAGAAAGACACTCAGCCTTTTGTGCCGTTTCGTACAGGCTCATTAAATGAGCGCACAAAGGTTATTGGCAATGAGATCATTTATCCGGGGCCTTATGCTCGATATCTCTATTACGGGAAAGTTATGGTCGACGAAAACGGGAATGGGCCAATGAAGTTTGTCGATAGGCATGGCAATTTGCAAATTAAATTTCCAAAAGGATCAAAACTCCATGCGTCTGACCGAGATTTGGTGTTTTATCACGAGCACCACCCACAAGCTCAAGCTCATTGGTGCGAAGCATCGAAAGCACAGAACCTCGATAAGTGGTTGCGGGTAGCAGAAAAGGCGGTGAAGAAGTACGGAACAGATTAAAAAGACGGTATCGGCAGCGGAAGAAGATCAAGTTTCCCGAAAGTTGCTTGCGTGGTTAAACACATTCCCTGACAAGCCGGTCGATTTGATTCGGTTCGAATTTCTTCCCGCTGATACTGCGGCAATGGCGCTGTCTACGATTCAGGCGGCATACATCGTACAAAAATACATTCTCGGCGGATATCAGGCGGAATACCAATTCAAGGTCATCTACCGCATGAAGCCGGGGAATAGCAATGATAAACGGCTCAAAGCTGACGAGCTGCTTAACGCCTTGGGCGATTGGGCAGCAAGCGAAACGCCACCTGACATTGGCGACGGCCGCCGCGTTATTCGCATTGAGCCGACAACGCGATCCTCGCTTTTTTCCGTGTATGAAAACGGTGACGAGGATCATCAAATCCTTATGAAAATGAACTACGAGGTGATTAAAAATGGCTGATATGACCTTTAACACCACGGCGGGGCAGACCGTAGACCGAGAACTTCTGATTGCGTGTCTCAACACGGGCGAAACTGGAACCCCCACGTGGTCGCCCTTCGGTACGCGCGTCACAGATTCCAGCATGGAATATGACTGGCAGGAGGATTCCTCGAAGGATATTCTTGGCACGACGCGCACGACCATGAAGAAACCCATCATCACGCAGACCTTTGACCCGTCCGATCTGGACGCTGGGGATCCTGCCATCGTCAAGATTTGGAATCTCGCGGTCAAGGAGCAGAACGCGGCGGCGCTGGCGAATCAGGACGTGCTGATTGTCCACGCCTATGCAGGCACGGCAAAGACCGCAGTATTTGCGGAGCGCTATTCGTCCTGCATGGTTAAGCCCTCTTCCCTCGGCGGCGAGGGTGGCGGCTTTATCGGTATGCCTATCGACGTGACGCTTGGCGGCACGCGCACGGTCGGCACTGCCGCTATCTCTGGCAGCACGATCACGTTTACCGAGGGCGAATAAGAAATAGAGGGCTGGCGTTTGTCAGCCCTCATTTTGGAGGAAGGTATGGAACTCACTTTTGATTCTGGCGTAAAAGAATACACAATTCGCGGCGTAAACGGCGTTGTTACCGTTTACTTTAATCCTGCGGACGTGAACTTTGCAAAGAAAGCATATAAAACCTTTGATGACCTGCGCAAGAAGCAGGAGACCCGTGCAAAGACGCTCGAAAAGGATATCCCCGATGATGAGCTTTTTGACATGGTTGATTCTCTCGACAAGGAAATGCGTAGCATCATCAATGATTTGTTCGGACAGGACATTGCCGATACGCTTTTTGGCAGCGTCAACGCATATTCCGCGGCCAATGGTGCGCCGGTTTGGCAGAACTTTATGACCGCCATCATCGAGCAGTTTGATGAGGCAGTAAAGCGCGAACAGGCGCTTGCCGATGAGAAAATCCGCAAGTATACGCAGAAATACCGCAAATGATGTACGATCTTCCAACCTCGCTGAGCGTTTGCGGCGTTGACTATGAAATTCGCTCGGACTATCGCGCGGCGCTTGACGTGCTGGCGGCATTTGCTGCGACTGATCTGACAAACGAGCAAAAAGTGATTGCGGCGCTGGATATCTTTTATCCAGAAGATCGGAAGAGCACACGTCTGAACTCCAGTCAC